GTGACATGGTGCGCCACGATCGAGAAGGCGTTCCTGATCGAACTTGCGGGATCGGCGAACGTCACGCGATCGGCGATCGCGGCGGGGACCAGCGACAAGCGGGCATGGCAAAGACGGCAGGTGGACGCGAAATTCCGCGCCGCCTTTCTGCGTGCGTTGGCGGAAGGATATTTGCGGCTGGAACTGCGGATGCTGGAACGGGCGCTGGCACGGGCCTTTGGCGGGGCGCGGGAGGAGAGCGGGCCGTCGGTGGAGGAGGAGCGGCTTTGGCTGCAATTGCTGAGGCAGCACCGGGCGGCGGTGCAGGCGACCGAGATCTTCGAGGAGATCGAGGATCTGGCGGTGGTGAAGCAGCGCATCGCGGACAAGCTGGCGGAGATGAACCGGCGGTTGGTGGCGGTGGCGGGATAGGGGGCGGCGGATGGAACGATCGGCGGGCGAGCGGCTGGCGACCTTGCCCGAGGCGGAGCGGCGGCGGATCATCGGCGGGCTGGGCGAGACCGTGCGGAGCATCGAGCATCATTGGCCGACATGGGCACGGCCGGGGCAGCGCGCGCCGGCCGGGGACTGGCATGTCTGGCTGATGCTGGGCGGTCGCGGGTTCGGCAAGACGCGGGCGGGCGCGGAATGGGTGCGCGCGCAGGTGGAACAGGCGCCCGGCGTGCAGGTGGCGCTGGTGGGGGCGACGTATGCCGAGGCGCGGGCGGTGATGGTGGAGGGGGAGAGCGGGTTGCTCGCCATCGCGCCGCCGGGGAGCGCGCCATGCTGGGAACCGTCGCTGCGCCGGTTGCGCTGGCCGGGGGGCGGGACGGCCTATGTCTATTCCGCGGCGGAACCGGAGGCGTTGCGCGGGCCGCAACATCATTTCGCCTGGGCCGACGAGATTGCGAAATGGAAGGGGGGCGATGCGGCGTGGGACAATCTGGCGATGGGATTGCGGCTGGGGCAGGCCCCGCGGATCGTGGCGACGACGACGCCGCGGCCAGTGCCGCTGGTGCGGCGGCTGATGGCGTTGCCGGGCGTGACGGTGACGCGCGGGCGGACGGCGGAGAATCGCGCGCATCTGGCGGACAGTTTCGTGGCGACGATGGAGGCGCTGTATGGCGGCACGCGGCTGGGGCGGCAGGAACTGGACGGCGAATTGATCGCGGAAATCGAGGGTGCTTTGTGGAGTCGCGCGCTGATCGAGGCGTGCCGGCGCGACCGGATGCTGCCGGCCGTGCGAACGGTGGTGGCGGTGGATCCGCCGGCGGGGGCGGGGGCCGCATCCGACGCGTGCGGGATCGTGGCGGTCGCGCTGGGCGCGGATGGGGTGGCGCAGGTCATCGAGGATGCCAGCGTGCAGGGCGCGACACCCGAAGGCTGGGCGCGGGCCGTCTCCGCCTGCGCCGCACGGCAGGGGGCGGACCGGGTGGTGGCGGAGGCGAATAATGGCGGTGCGATGGTCGACAGCGTGCTGCGCGCCGCCGACCGGGCGATGCCGGTGAAACTGGTCCATGCCAGCCGTGGCAAGGTGGCGCGCGCCGAACCGGTGGCGGCGCTGTACGAGGCCGGGCGCGCGGTGCATGTCGGCGCGTTTCCGCAACTGGAGGATGAGATGGCGGGGCTGCTGTCCGGCGGGGCCTATGTTGGGCCGGGGCGGTCGCCGGATCGGGCGGATGCGCTGGTGTGGGCGATGACGGAACTGATGCTGGGGCGCGGCGGCGCGCCAGGGTTGCGGATGTTGTAATCCGGGACAGGCTTTGGCATGGGCGATGAATGTTCACCTGTGTTCTACAAGCTGACGTTCAGATAGAACTGACCATCTTGCAGGGGGACGGTGAATATCTCATTCGCGCTCCGATTGGATATGACGGCGATGATGACAAGGTTTACTCCTTGTTCGTCGCGCTTTCGCCTTTGCCCGGTTATGCGGACATACCGGGCTACGAACTCTGCTTTTCGATTATCGAAGCCAAGTCCGACCAGTCCTTTTTGCGGGACTTCTGGGATGGACTGGAGACGAAACGGATCCTTTCCGACGCCCGCCAACGGGGACTGGTCAGCAATCTGCTTATGGTCGCGATTCAGCGGTTGGTTGACGAAGCCGCACCGGGCCTCGTACATATGACCACGCATACTCCCGATCTCCCTCGGGGCGCGCTGCAGAAATTTTATCGAATTGCTGCGATGTTTGAGAGACTGGGATATGAATCGGGTCGTGCCGACTCATGGCATGGTCGATACATCTGGATGATGCAGCGTCCGGTCTGATGTCAGGAACGATCAGGCAGGGATGCCGGTTTGACAGGAATGGTTCGCCAACATGGCGAAGGAGAATGAAATGGCTTTGCCTCTCAACCGCGACCAACAGATTGAGTTGATGCGGACCAGCGCTGACCGGCATTCCGAACGGATGCGTGGATGGATGACGAACTCGATCGTTCTGGATGCAGTTTGTCGTCCGGCACCGGGGCAACGGGATGAGATCGCTTATAGCGCCCGCAATGAAAGAATTGCCTGCTGCGGCTGATGCAGCAAAAATCTCGTCTGCGCTTCAGGTATTGAGCCTCACCATCCGGTGAGGCTTTTTTTTGGCCTGCCGAACAAATTTTTCAGGAGATCGAGATGCGATGGTTCGGGCGGAAGTCCGGGCGTGCGGAGGCGCGTCCGGCGTTGGTGCGGGGTGGGATCGGGCTGGGGGGCGTGGCGGGGGACTGGCCACGGGAATATGAGGCGCAGTTGCGCGACGCGTATCTGGGCAATGCGGTGGCGCAGCGATCGGTGCGGATGGTGGCGGATGCGTGCGGCAGCGTCATGGTGCTGGCGGGACGGCAGGGTCATGTGGCCGAGCGGATCGTGAAGCCGGTGCTGGAGACGGCGGCGGCGCAGATGCTGTTGCATGGCAATGCCTTCCTGCTGGTGGGGATCGGCGCGGACGGCGTGCCGGACGCGCTTTATCCGTTGCGGCCCGAGCGGGTGACAGTGGAGGCGGATGCGGGCGGGTGGCCGATCGCCTATCGCTATCAGGCGGGCGCGGTGGTCGCGCGCTATCCGGTGGCGGGCGACAGTGGCGCGGCGGGCGTCATCCATCTGAAGGCGCTGCATCCGCTGGACGATCATTATGGATTGGGGTCGCTGGGCGTGGCGGCGGGGCCGGTGGCGATCCACAATGCGGCGACGCGGTGGAACAAGGCGCTGCTGGACAATGCCGCGCGGCCATCGGGTGCGCTGGTCTATGATCCGGGCGAGCCGGGCGCGGTGCTGGCGCGTGACCAATATGACCGGCTGAAGGCGGAGATGGAGGCGAGCTTCGCCGGATCCGCCAATGCCGGGCGGCCGATGCTGCTGGAAGGCGGGCTGAAATGGCAGGCGATGAGCCTGACGCCGGCCGACATGGATTTCGTCGGGCTGAAGGCGGTGGCCGCGCGGGAGATCGCGCTGGCCTTCGGCGTGCCGCCGATGCTGCTCGGGCTGCCGGGGGACAATACCTATGCGAACTTCGTCGAGGCATCGCGTGCGTTGTGGCGGCTGACGGTGCTGCCGCTGGTGGGCAAGATGCTGGACGGCGTGTCGGTGGGGCTGGCGGCGTGGTGGCCGGATCTGGCGCTGGTCGCCGATCTGGATGCGGTGCCGGCGCTGGCGACGGAGCGCGCCGCGACCTGGGCGCAGGTGGCGGGGGCGGATTTCCTGACGCGTGCGGAGAAGCGCGAGATGCTGGGTTTTGCGGCGGAGGTGGTTGCGGCGGGGTGAGGTTTCACCAAGGCCCCGGCCTGCGCCGGGGAACGGATCTGGGAGGGGGTTGGGCATGACGGATGCGGCGATGCTGGCGCGGTTGATGCGGCAGGCGGAGGAGGAGGGGGCGGCGCTGGTGACGTTGCGCGCGCTGATCGAGGAGGCGAGCGAGGCCGGGGTGGCGCGCGCGCTGGACCGGCTGGGGCTGAGTGATGCCAGTGCGCGGCGGGACATCGGCGAGTTGCGGGAACTGCTGAAAGCATGGCGCGATGCCAAGATTTCGGCGCGCAATGCCGTGCTGGCGTGGATCATGCGGATCGCGCTGGCGCTGCTGGTGGTGGGGATGGCGGCGCGGGTCGGGCTGACCGACCTGCTGAGGCCATGAGCATCGTGCGGTTCGAAGGCTATGCCGCGTTGTTCGACGTGCCGGATCATGGCGGGGATATCGTGCGGCCGGGGGCGTTCCGGCGGACGCTGGCGGCGGGGCGAGGCCGCGTGCCGTTGCTGTGGCAGCATGGCGGGCTGCGGCCGGTGGGGGTGGTGGAACAGCTTGCCGAGGATGCGCACGGACTGCGCGTGACCGGGCGGGTGGCGGCGGGATCGGCCGCGGGCGTCGCGCTGGCGACGGGCGCGGTCACGGGCCTGTCCTTCGGTTACCGCGCGTGTGTGACCAGCAAAAGAACATATCGTGAACTAATCGATGTCGACCTGCTGGAAGTGTCGCTGGTGACGGCGCCGATGCAGCCGGGTGCGCGGGTCGACCGGGTGGTTCGCGATTGAAGGTTTCGCAATTTCTGGAGGGAAAAGCTGATGTACGAAGTGAAAGCGGATGCGTTCGGGCGGCCGGCTTTGTCGGGCGCGCGGGCGGAGAATGGCACGGTGACGGCGTTCGTCGACGGGTATCTGCGGAGCGGGCGTGAGGTGGGCGTCGAACTGAAGAGCATCAATGGCGGCAGCGATGCGGCGGGCGGCTATGCGGTGCCGGAGGAGATCGACCGGCGGATCGATGCGACGCTGGCAAGCATCTCCCCGATCCGGTCGATCGCGCAGGTGGTGAAGGTGGGGACCGCGGGTTACCGCAAGTTGGTGGCCAAGGGGACGACGCCGTCCGGCTGGGTGGCGGAGACGGCGGGGCGGCCGGAAACGGCGACGCCCTTGTTCGCGGAGATCGCGCCGCCGATGGGGGAACTTTACGCCAATCCGGCGGCGAGTCAGGCGATGCTGGACGATGCCGCGTTCGATGTGGAGCAATGGCTGTCGGGCGAGGTGGCGACCGAATTTGCGCGGGCCGAGGGGGCGGCGTTCGTGAGCGGTAACGGCGTCAACCGGCCGCGCGGCTTTCTGGCCGAGCCGGTGGCGACCGAGGGGGATGCGACGCGCGCCTTCGGGACGTTGCAATATGTGCCGTCGGGCGCGGCGGGGGCGTTTGCCGCCAATCCGCAGGACCGGTTGATCGATCTGGTGCAGGCGCTGCGCAGCCCATACCGGCAGGGGGCTTCGTTCGTGATGAACAGCGCGACCCTGTCGGCGATTCGCAAGGTGAAGACCGCGGACGGCGCGTTCCTGTGGCAGCCAGGGCTGATCGAGGGGCGGCCGGATACGCTGCTGGGCTATCCGGTGGTCGAGGCGGAGGACATGCCCGACATCGCCGCCAACGCGCTGGCGATCGCGTTCGGGAATTTCCGCGTGGGCTATCTGATCGCCGAACGACAGGAGACGCAGATCCTGCGCGATCCGTTCACCAACAAGCCGTTCGTGCATTTTTACGCGACCAAGCGCGTGGGCGGGGCGGTGGTGAACAGCGAGGCGATCAAGCTGATGCGCTTCTCTGTCTGATCCTCGCAGGAATGCGTCATCCCGGGCCAAGCCCGGGGTGACGGCGAACTGGTGAAAAAGGAGTGGCGGGGGATGCCGATCGGGATCGATCAGGTGAAGGCCTATCTGCGTCTGGAGACGGGCGGGGAGGATGCGGTGCTGGTGACCCTGGTCGCGGCGGCGGAAGGGATGGCGGAGCGGTTTCTGGGGGCGGCGCTGGATCCGGTGCCGCCGCCGGCGGTGGTGCAGGGGATCATCCGGCTGGCGGCGCATCTGTACGCGCACCGGGACGATGATGCCGGGCCGCCTGCGGCGGTGGCGGCGCTGTGGCGGCCGTATCGGCAGATGCGGTTATGAGCGGGAGCGGGCTGGCGGGCCTATTGCGCGAGCGGGTGACGGTGGCGCGCGGGGACGCTGCGCGTGATGCGCTGGGCGGCGTGTCCGGCGCGGTGGCGGTGACGGGATCGGTGTGGGCGGGGTGCGTGCCGGATGGGGAGCGCCGCTGGCGGATCGCGATGCGGCCCTGCGATGTGCGGGTCGACGACCGGATCGGGCGGGTGGGGATGCGGTTGCGCGTGATGCGCGTGCTGGCGGACCCGCGATTGCCCGACCGGATCACCGTCTATGCGGAGGAAATGCCATGATGCGGGTGGTGGCGCGGCGGCGGGCGGCGGTGATCGCGCGGGTGGCGGCGGCGGCGCAGGCCGAATTTCCGGATCTCGAGGTTGCGGTGTCCGAGGCCGGGGTGACGCTGGCCGGGCGTAGGCTGTGGCGGCGGCGGCTGGTGGATGCGCGGTTGCGCGGCATCGTTGCGACGGTGCGGGCGGGGTTGCCATGAGCGGTGCGGCGGCAGCGGTGCAGGCGGCGCTGGTGGCGGCGCTGCGGATCGGGCTGGGCGGGCAGATGACGGGCGTGTTCGACGGTGTGCCGGCGGATGCAGTGCTGCCTTATGCCACGATCGGCGAGGTGGTGACGTCGGGCTGGGGGGCGAAGGGGCTGGACGGGCGCGAGCATCGCGTGGCGGTGATGCTGTGGGACGAGGCGGGGCGTGTGGCGCAGCTGCACACGCTGATGGCGGCGGCTGAAGGCGCGATCGGCGGGATGGCGACGGCGTTGCCGGGACACCGAATCGTGGGGTTGCTGTTCCTGCGGGCGCGGGTGGTGCGGGACGGGGTGCGGCCCTGGGCGGGGCTGGTGGAGTTTCGCGTGCGGACGGTGCCGGTGGGGTGAGGGCTTCTCGCCACGATCCCGTTGGGTTTGGGGCTGGTTCTTGACAGGCTCGAACCGAACGGAGGTTGGGGCGGGGTTTTTGTAGCGGACGGGTTTCTGGTGGCTCCCCCCTGGGAAGGGCGGGGGCCTTTTTTGTTTGGGAAAAGGAGCATCGATATGGCGGTGGAGAAGGGGAGTGCGTTTCTGCTGAAGGTGGGGGATGGGGCGGTGAACCCGGTCTATGCCACCGTGGCGGGGATGCGGACGACGCAGCTTTCGATCAATGGCGAAGCGGTGGTCATCACCAGCAAGGCGTCCGGCGGGTGGCGCGAATTGCTGTCGGGCGCGGGGGTGCGATCCGTGTCGGTGGCGGGCGCAGGGGTGTTCACCGGATCGGCGGCGGAAACGCGGCTGAAGGCGAATGCGCTGGGCGGCGTGCTGGACGATTATGAACTGAGCTTCGAAAGCGGCGAGCGGATGCGCGGGCGCTTCCTGGTCGCGCGGCTGGACTATGCCGGCGATTATAATGGCGAGCGCAGTTACACGCTGGCGCTGGAATCCTCCGGCGCGGTGGTGTCGTCTTGAACCCGGCGCGGGGCGAGGCGGCGCTGACCGTCGACGGAGCGGCGGTGACGTTGCGGCCCAGCTTTCAGGCGCTGGTGGCGGCGGAGGCGGAACTGGGGCCTTTGTTCGCCTTGGTCGAGCGGGCGGCGGCCGGGCAATTGTCGCTGGGCGAGATCGCGACCTTGTTCTGGCATGTGGTGGCGGGGCGGGACGATGCGCTGACGAAGGAGCGGATCGGCGAGGCCATTTTGGAAGCCGGACTGGCGGCGGTGACGCCGGCGCTGCGCACGCTGATCGCGCAGATCCTGCAGGGGCGGTGATGCGCTTCGCCGACGCCGCGGTGCGGATGGCGGGGCAGGCGGGCGTGCTGTTCGGATGGGGGCCGGACTGCTTCTGGGCGGCGACGCCCGCCGAACTGGCGGCGCTGGCGGCGGTGATCGCGGGGGATGGCGGCGATGCGCCGCTGGGGCCGGCGGAACTGGCGGCGATGCGGGAAAGGGATCCGGATGGACGATGAGATCGAACGGATGGTGATCGGCGTGCGTGCCGACACCGCTGGCTTCGAACGCGAAGTGGACGCGATGCGCGACGTGCTGCGCGGGCCGTTGCAGCGCGATGCCGATCGGGCCGGTCATGCGATCGAAGCGGCGCTGCTGCGGGCGGTGCGGACGGGGAAGCTGGGCTTCGACGATCTGAAACGGACGGCGCTGGCGGTGCTGGGCGAGATTGCGGCGGCGGCGGTCTCGCGCGGGATCGGCGCGGTGCTGGGAGGGAGCCAGCCGAAGGCGGGGGGTCTCGCCTCGGTCGCAACCACGCTGATCGGCGCGGTGGCGGGGCTGCCGGGGCGGGCGACGGGCGGGCCGGTGGCGCCGGGTACGGCCTATGTCGTGGGGGAGCGGGGGCCTGAACTGTTCGTGCCGACGAGCAGCGGACAGGTGAGGGCGGCGTCCGCGCCGGAGGCGGCGCGGGAGGTTCGGGTGGCGATTTCGGTGAATGTGCCGGCGGGGACGGCACCGGAGGCGCTGGCGCGCTCTTCGCGGCAGGTGGCGCGGTCGGTGCGGGAGGCTTTGGCGGCGGTGGAGCGGTGATGTTCGGGCGTGGCTGCACGTTTTTCCGTCAGCGCCCCCTCACCCCAGCCCTCTCCCCCCTTGGGGGAGAGGGAGTCCCGTCGTCTGGATTGGAGAAGTTCTATGGGCTGGCGACTGGCGGCAGAGCGGACGGAGACGGCGCATCTCAAGCGGTTCGATGCGCGGTTCTGGACGGTGGATTTTCCGCGGCCGATGATGGCGTCGGTGGTGACGACCGGGCCGCGCGCGTTGCGGGTGGATGCGGTCTTTTACCGGCGCGATGATCTGGCGGGGCTGATCTGGGCGGCGGAGGATCGCTGGGATCATCCGCTGACGGGCTATGAGACGGATCGCGATTTCCGGGACTGCGTGCTGCGGTTCCGGTGGCGGTCGCAGGGTGTGTTGCCGCTGGATGCGGTGCATGGGCCGACGCTGACGATCGAGGGGCGCGATGCCGCGGGGAACGCGCGGGCCTGGTATGTGCGGCTGTGGAATTATGCGGTGGGCACGGCGGAGGATGCCGTGGTCACGCTCGACTTCGCGCGGCTGGATGGTGGCTTCCTGCTGCCGGGCGAGGCGGATCCGGTGTGGGCGGGCAATGTCGACCGGATGTTCGTGTCGCTGGTGCCGCCGGGTTATGATCCGGCGGGCGGGATGCTGCCGGCGGGGGTGGAAGGCTGGGTCACCCTGTCCGACATCGCGTGCGACGGGGCGGGATCGGTGCTGGCGCTGGGCGATGCGATGGTGCCGGCGCATGGCCTGCGGATCGCGACCGGATATGACGACGCCTACAACCTGACGCCGGAGCGCGTGCTGCGCGGAGCGCTGCTGCTCGGCTATCGCGGGGTCATCAATCATTATGTGGGGATGAGCCATTATTTCCGGCTGGCCCCGGCGGGCGACCGGTTGCTGGCGGGGTTAGCGGGTGGCGCGCTGAATGCTGCCTGTGCGGCCTGGCACCGCGATTTTGCGGCGCGGGCGGCGGCGCTCGATTACCGAGTGATTCTGTCGCTGAGCTATGAATTGTTCGACGCCCATGCGCCCGAGGACTGGAAGCAGCGGAGCGCGGATGGTGCGCCCGCGCTGACCGGCTGGGTGCCGCCATCGACCTTGCTGTCGCCTGCGCATGGCGGGGCGATGGCCTATTTGCGGGCGGTGGCACGGGCGTTCGTCGCGATTGCAATGGGGGCGGGGCTGGAGCCTTGGTTCCAGATCGGCGAACCCTGGTGGTGGATCGCGCCGGGGGGGCGGCCTTGCCTTTATGACGATGCGGCGCGGGCGGCCTTTGGGGGCGCGCTGGTGCCGATCCCGGATGTGGCGGGGGCGATGGGAGCGGCGCAGATCGCGATGCTGGACAAGGCCGGCGCGCTGCTGGCGGCGTCCACGCTGGCGTTGCGCGATGCGGTGCGGGCGGAAGCGTCGGGATGCCGGGTGGCGCTGCTCGTCTATCTGCCGACGGTGCTGGACCAGACCGCGCCGGAGGTGCGGCGCGCCAATGTGCCGGTGGGCTGGGCGCGGCCGGCCTTCGATGTGCTGCAACTGGAAGATTATGACTGGGTGGTGGCCGAGCATGTGGGGGCGACCGCGCGCGGCGTGGCGGCGATGACGGCGCGGCTGGGCTATCCGGTGGCGGAGCAGCATTATTTTTCGGGCTTCGTGCTGAACCGGGAGAGCGCGCCGCAGTGGCGCGCGATCGATGCGGCGGCCGAGGCGGGGCGGGCGCGGGGCGTGGCGGAGACGTTCGTCTGGGCGCTGCCGCAGGTGGCGCGTGACGGGTTCGTCCATTGGGATGCGGGGGGAGAGGCGATGACGCCGTTCGATGATGTGGATTTCCCGATCGCGCTGGGGCGGCAGATGCGGGTGACGCCGGGCTTTTCCACCGCGATCGTCACCAGCGCGGCGGGACATGAGCAGCGCAATGCCGACTGGGCGGAGGCGCGGCTGACCTATGATGTCGGGCCGGGGGTGCGATCCGAGGCGGATGCGCAGACGCTGATCGCCTTCTTTCGCGCGCGGCGGGGCGCGGCGCAGGGGTTCCGGCTGCGCGATCCGTTCGACGACAGCTCGGCGGGGATGACGGGTGCGCCTGCGTTTGCCGACCAGCGGATCGGGACGGGGGACGGCGTGGCGACGCGCTTTCCGCTCACCAAGACCTATGGCGCGGGCGGCGTGGATGCGGTGACGCGGCGGATCACGCGGCCGGTGGCGGGCAGCGTGCGCGTGGGTCTGGGCGGCGTGCAGAAGATTGGCGGGTGGACGCTGGAGGCGGGCGGGATCGTCCAGTTCGTGACGCCGCCCGCGGCCGGGGTGGCGGTGCAGGCGGGATATCGGTTCGACGTGCCGGTGCGGTTTGCGGAGGACCGGATCGAGATTGCCCGCGCGACCTTTGCGGCGGGCGAGATGGCGTCGGTGCCGCTGATCGAAGTGCGGGAGGGGTGATCGGACATGGACGAATGGCTGGAACCCGAACTGACACGCATGGCCTTTTGCTGGCGGCTCGACCGGCGCGACGGGATCAGCCTGGGCTTCACCAGCCATGATCGCGATCTGGTGGTGGACGGGCTGACCTATGGCGCAGCCCCGGGGATGGTGCCATCGGCGGTGACGCGCAGCACGGGCTTTGCGGTGGCGTCGCTGGATGTGGCGGGCGCGCTGACCGACGACCGGATCGTGGCGGCGGATCTGGCGACGGGGCGGTGGGACGGCGCGGCGGTCAGGCTGTTCGCGGTCGATTGGGGCGACCCGGACGGGGGTGCCGTGGCGCTGGCGCGCGGCGAGATCGGCGCGGTCGAGACGCGCGACGGGGCGTTCGAGGCGGAGTTGCGCGGGCCGACCGCCTTGCTGGAACGGCCGGTGGTGGAACGGACATCGCCCGAATGCCGCGCGGAACTGGGCGACCGGCGATGTCGGGTGGATCTGGCCGGGCGGGTCCGGATCGGGCGGATCGTGCAGGTCGTTGATGCGCGGACGCTGATCGTGGCGGACCCCGAACCGGTAGCGAATGGATGGGGCGGCGGGCGGGTGCGCTGGCTGGACGGGCCGGGGGCAGGGCTGGCGATCGGCGTGGCGCGATCGGACGGGGCGACGCTGATGCTGCGCGATCCGCCGCGATGGGCGGTGACGGCGGGTGAGCGGATCGAGATCAGCGAGGGGTGCGACCGCAGCGTGGCGACCTGTGCGGCGCGGTTCGGCAATGCGGCGAATTTCCGTGGGGAGCCGCATCTGCCGGGGAACGACCTGCTGACACGCTATCCGGGAGAATGAGATGCGGGATGCGGTGGTGGCACGGGCGCGTGCGTGTCTCGGCGTGCGGTTCCGGCCGCAGGGGCGCGATCCGGCCTATGGGCTGGATTGCGTCGGGCTGATCGCAGTGGCGGGCGCGGTGGCGGCGGACAGGGTGCCGGCGCGCTACGCGCTGCGCGGCGGGACGGCGGGCGACATCATGGCGCAGATCGATGCGGTGGGGTTGCAGCGAATCTCCGTGGCGGCGGCGGGTGATGTGATGCTGGCCGAAGCGGGACCGCGGCAATTCCATCTGTTGCTGCGGACGGCGACGGGGTTCGTCCATGCCGATGCCGGGATCGGCCGGGTGGTGGAGGTGCCGGGGGCGGTGCCGTGGCCGGTGCTGGCGTGCTGGGCCTTTGATGGGGGTGGATGATGGCGACATTGGTGCTGACGACGATGGGATCGCTGATCGGCGGGCCGGTGGGAGGCGCGATCGGCGCGCTGGTGGGCAGCGGCATCGACCGGACTGTGCTGGGGCAGGGACGGCAGGGGCCGAGGCTGGGCGACCTGACGGTGCAGACATCGGCTTATGGCAGCGCGATCCCGCGGCTGTTCGGGCGGATGCGGGTGGCAGGGACGGTGATCTGGGCGACGGACCTGAAGGAACGCAGCGCGCGGAGCGGGGGCAAGGGGCAGCCGCGCACGACGAGTTACAGCTATTCGGCGTCGTTCGCGGTCGCGCTGTCGGCGCGGCGGGTGCGATCGATCGGGCGGATCTGGGCGGACGGGCTGTTGTTGCGCGGCGCGGCGGGCGACTGGAAGACGGTGACGGGGTTTCGCTTTCATGACGGAAGCGAGGCGCAGGCGGTGGATCCGCTGATCGCCGCGATCGAAGGGGCGGAGGCGCCGGCCTATCGCGGCATCGCCTATGTCATGTTCGAGGACATGCAGCTGGCGGCCTATGGCAATCGTATCCCTTCGCTTCGGTTCGAGGTGGAGGCGGATGCCGGGCCGGTGACGGTGGGCGCGATCGCGGCGGCGCTGTCGGACGGGATGGTCGCGGATGCGACGACGACCGGGCTGATCGGCTATGCCGCGACCGGCGACAGCGTGCGCGCCGCGATCGAGACGCTGGCGGATGCGGTGCCGATGGTGCTGACCGAACAGGCGGACGGGCTGGAACTGCGCGAGGGGGACGGGGCGACCTTCGTTCTGGCGGAAGGAGAGCTTGGCGCGGCGGCGGGTGTGCGGGGCGGCGTGCGGCAGGCGCAAAGTCGGCAGGCGGCGGGAACCGTGGCCGATGAAGTGACGCTGGCTTATTATGATGTGGCGCGGGACTATCAGGCCGGGATGCAACGGGCGCGGCGGGGCGGGCCGGGCCGGCGGGTGAACGCGCTGGAACTGCCGGCGACCGTGTCCGCGGACGTGGCGAAGGCGATTGCGGAGCGGCGGCTGGCGGCGGACTGGGCCGGACGGCGGCGGGCGACGGTGCGGTTGCCGTTGCGGCGGATGGCGTTGCCACCGGGCGCGGCGGTGGCGTTGCCGGGCAGCGTGGAGGGCTGGCGGGTGGCCGGGGTGACCCTGGACCGGATGGTGGTCGAGGTCGAACTGGTCGGCGTGGATGCGGCGCACGCCGTGTCGGCCAAAGCAGTGCCGGGGCGTGTGCTGGCGGAGGCCGATCGGCCGCAGGGGGCGACGACGATCGCTGTGTTCGAGTTGCCACCCGATGGGGTTGCGGCGGCAGATGGCATGATCCGGCTTTCGATCGCAGCGGCGGGTGTCTCGCCCGGCTGGCGATCGGCGATGCTGGAAGCCGGTGCCGATGGCGCGGCTTCGCTGGAGCCGGTCGGGCGGACGGCGGGGATGGCGACCATGGGCGTGGTTCCGGTGGCGGTGCCGCCGGCCGGGAGCGCGCTGTTCGACGATGCCACGCAGATCGTGGTGCATCTGCTGAACGACGCGATGCTGCTGACGGGCTGTTCCGACGCGGCGATGCTGGCCGGTGCGAACATGGCGTTGATCGGGGAGGAGTTGATCCAGTTCGGGCGGGCCGAGCAGATCGGCGTGGCGCGGTTCCGGATCGGGCGGTTGCTGCGCGGGCGGCGGGGGACGGAGGCGGCGATTGGCGGGCATGGCGCAGGAGAGCGCTTCGTGCTGATCGATCCGCAAATGCTGGCGGAGCACCGCGTGCCGGCAACCGTCGTCGGATCGATCATAACGGCGCTGGCGACGGGTATGGGCGATGGCGCGCCGGTGGTGGCGACGCACCGGGTGACGGGCGTCGCCTTGCGTCCGCCGCCGCCGGTACATCCGATCGCGGTGCGCGAGGCGGATGGGACGATCCGGATTGCATGGGTGCAGCGCAGTGGGTTCGGCTGGGACTGGAGCGACGGGGTCGATGCGCCGCTGGGCGAGGAGATGGAAGCCTATCGGCTGACGATCGCGCGTGCGGCCGGCGGGGAGCGGACAGTGACGGTGGGTTCTCCATCGTGGCGCTATCCGGCGGCGCTTCAGGCGGAGGACGGCAATGCGGGCAAGGACCGGCTGGATCTGACGCTGGCGCAGGTGGGGACTTCGGCGGTGTCGCTGCCGCTGGTGGCGACGGTGCGGATGTGA